GCTCCTTGCTCAACCCAGTTATTAATAACTAATGCTCCGTCAATATACATCCTAAAACCATCATCTGTATATCCTGCAAATTTTGTTGATGTGAACCATTCTGGAACTGTTATCTGTCCAGTAAATTTAACTATAAAGTTTTCATATCTGTTTCCACAAACTGGAAGTTGCATGGAGTTTGAGTTCCAGGTGCCAGAACAAATTACACCGCTTGGAGTTGCTATGCCAGGAAATGTTCTGGTTAAATGATAAACGGTATATGCCAAACCTTGTCCACCAGCAGATTGCATATTTGATTGCGCTGTTTGAAGATTAATATTGGCTATGTTGAGAGCATCTTGTGCATCGTTTTTGTCTTGTAGGGCATCCTCTTTATAATTAAAAGAAAGTTCTACTGTTACTGTCTGGCCATCTACATTTGACTGAGCAAGGTCTACTTCTTCTAAGGCTAATTCTTCTGCTTCTACTGCATCTTCATAGGCTTCTTGAGCAGCGTCTCTGACATCCCGCAGATTTTTAGCATACATAAACTTGTTCTCTGCTATATCAATCATGCCTATTAGACCATCTTTATAGTCTAATTTTTCTACTGCGCTATTGAGGTTTTCTATCTGCTTGGCTGCTACTGTGAGGGGGTCATAAGAGTGTGCACCTTCTGGGGAGATAATAAGCCAGCCAAATGCTAAAAGTGTGGCTGCTAATATGCGTGTTAGTCTTTTAATTTACCTTTCCCCCTTGCAGACTGATGTCTGATAGGATGATTATACCATTTTATTCCACAAAAAAGGGGCTACCGTAATTGGCAACCCCTTTAATGTTGGACTAATTACTTAACTAGAGTAACCTTTGCCTTTGGATTCTTCTTGTTCCAATTGTTTGCTAGTGTGTTGAATGCCTTCTTTAAAGAAGCAAGTGCTGCTGCATTGTCAGCAGTCAACTTAGCAACAACTGCATCGTGTGCAACCTTTGCATCTGCAAGTGCCTTATCTGAAGCAACCTTTGCATCTGCAAGTGCCTTTGCTGAAGCAGCCTTCTCTGCTGCAAGTGCTGCATCTGAAGCGACCTTAGCAGCAGCAGCATCCGCTGCAGCCTTAACTACTGCAGCATCTGCAACAGCCTTTGCAGCAAGTGCTGCATCCTTTGCAGCCTTTTCAGCAGCAAGTTCTGATACTAGATCACGAACTGCAATCTCTGCAAAAGGTGCAAGTGTTGGAGCAGTCAAACCTACTACTGCACCTGCAACTGCATCTGTTGATGTTGTTGGAGCAAATGTAATAAGTGAGCGTGTTCCTGTTGTTGGAAGAGTTGCCTTGAAGGTTGCTGTTCCAAAATCTGTTAGTGTAGCACCAGTTGAGACTGTTGCTGTGTCTAGTACTGCTGTTGCAGCAAAGACTGTTGCTGTAATTGACTTACCAGATACCTTGTTACCAAATGCATCTGTTGCAGTTACAACGATATCTTGCTTAGTTCCTGCTGCGCCTGCTGAAGGTGCTGAAACTGTTAGGTTATTGATCTTGCCAGCAGTACCCTGTACATAGTATGTAAGAGTTGTTCCACCATTGTTAATTACAACGGTTCCAATTGCTGTTGTCTTTGTGTAGACATAAAATGTTGCAGTTGTTCCAGTACCTGTTGCAATTGTCAAAGATGATGATCCTGACGATGCTCCTACTGGTGCTGCTGATGTGTGTAGTGCTGATACGATTGTTGCGTTAGTTGCTACTGCAGAAACTGATGTTCCTGCTGCTACTGTTGCCACAAACCGTAGTGCATCTGCTGCATCGATTGTGTTGTCTGCTGGGACTGGTAATGTAGCAGGGGTAGCAATTACACCGTTAGTTGTGTTTGCTGTTCCGTCTAGTGTTACTGCTACTGTCATTACTGTAGCATTTGCAGGTGCTACTGCGACCATGCCCAAAGTCATGGCTGCAACCACGGCTAGTGCGATTTTCTTGAATGAATTCATTCTTTATTCTCCTTGTTTATAGTAAGTTAAATCTATCCAAATAATCTTTTACATCATCTGGCATAGGTTTTAAGTGTATCACATTGTCCCTATCTAGGTCAAGTTGACTCTTAGGTCTATCCCTAAAAGTGTGAATCTCAACTTCAGTGTCTGTATTTTTAGGTGTATTAGATATAGCCCCAAAAATAGCACCACACACAGCATCTGCCAAGTCCTTTGACTTTTTGCGTGGATGGTCAACTCTATCATTTTTCATAATCTTTAACTGTGTTAGTTCATCAAATAATAAATCAATTGCTGGCATGGCAAGTCTTTCCTCATATACAAGCATAGCCATATCTTCATAATGCTTCTTAGCAACAGAAACAGTATCAGTTCTCATTCCAACCTGCTTCAATTCATTTTGTATATCAAATGATTGCCAACGGTCAAAAGAAACCATTCCAATATCAAACCCTATTCTTCTAAGGTTTTGGATCCACTGCTTAACTTCTGACAAGTTAACTGGGCCTTCTACCTTTGGTTCCCACCATGCTACTGCATCTACTACTACAATTGGTGCTACCTGTTCATAGTTATTAATTACCTGAATGTTTACCCATTTTTCTACATGTGCAATTGCTACCGCACACTTATCGTGCTTTTGTGCAAGGTCAGCATGAACATAATATTTTTTTGTTGGGTCTGGCTTAAATGATTCATCGAATCTTTTAAAAGTGTCTACTGGGTTTCTCAATGTCATGCAGGATCTTACCTTGTCTGCCTGCTTAAAGAATGCGTCGGAAGCAAATGTTGGAACACAAGCAAAACGCATCATTGCATCTCCAAGGTCAGTCATAAATGCAATCATGAAGTCATCGATCTTGCGTGTAGGGTTTACTTCCCATGTGGGTCTCTTTAATGCGAACACTCCTGGATATTTGTATGATGTGATCTGGTCTTCGTCCCAAGAAATTTCAAAGTTATTGTCTGGACTATCTTCTGGAAGTAGTGGATTAATCGTAAACTTATGTGTTCTTTCTATAACTTCTTTTTCAGCAATCACATCTTCATACTTTTCTGAAATAAAATCTCCTGGATATCTTGGGAATGAAAGCAAAACAACCTTGCCAAGATCAGGGAAACGAGAATCCACTGATCCACGGAATGCCTTGTAGATATTGTCAGCAGTCTTTCCTTGTTCGTTTCCTGTCCCAACCTCAGATGCAAAACCAGAAATCTCATCAAGTACTGCAAGCAAAAGGTTTAAACCCTCATGTGATTCTCTTTCTGAGTGACCAGAGTAAACAGTAATTGATTTATCAAACTCAATTGAGTCAGCCTTTGCATAATACTTTCCTGCAAACCATGGGGATCTTTCAATCTTTGATTTAAAGCCTTTAAAGAAAACATTCTTTGCTTGTTGTGCGTTAATAGCGACGTTAATTAGGTCGATAGCATCTCCAGATGGTTTACCAAAATATTTTGCTGGGTCCTTTAGGCATAGAAGTTTGTATACGATGTATGAGCATGCTACGGTTGATGTAAAGTCTTTTCCAGATCCCTTGCCAAGTTGCAGAATAATCTCATTCTTTGTGTACTTATCGTAGTACCTTGATCCTTTTTCTTCACCCATTATATTAATCAAATCTTCTTTACGATAGATCTGGCTCATTGCCTCGACAATGTCGTACTGGATATCAGACAAGGTTGGTTGTCCAAGGTATGCTTCACCTTCAACAAATGTTCTTGCGTCTACTGGAATCTCTTGAAAGTGATCATCCTGTAGTGCTTCAAGAAACTCATTGAACATCGTGGACAACTGTAATCACCTCATTGTCTTTTGCAAATGCAGAAAGTCTACGCATAATTTCATCACGAACCTGTGGGTACTCTGATGCAATATCTTTAAGGATAAGAACAAGAATCTCCTGACGCTTTTCAATTTCCATCATCTCTTCAGCAAGTTCTTTGTTCTCAAGTAAGCCAGCCTTCTGAAGCATGTCAATTCTCTTTGATTCAATATCCATTACAAGTTTAATTGCTGCAGTCTTTGCACTAAGGTTATTAGTCATAGATGCTTCATCAATAACTTCGTATGTGCGAGATACTAATTTGCTGTAGTGTGTATCCGCTGCTGCTAGTGCTTCTTTAGCACGAGCACGGATAGCGTCATTGGCTGAGGCCATGACCTTCCATTCATTGATAAGAGTTACAACCTTTTGTCTTGGTATTGAAAGTTGCTTAGATATAACTGTTGGGTCATTACCCTTTAGATATTCTTCTACTACCTGATTTACTTGATCAAGATGCTTGACTAAATCATCTTCAGTTGACATACTTGCCCTCTAATCTGTTTATCTCATCTTTAATATAGAAAATTGCCTTCTCTAAATCTTGTATGGTCTTTGCTTCATCCTTAAGTCCTGCTCTCCAAAGATACTTGAATGCATTACCAATATTAAAATTACGATGACGAGTTATCTCAATACACTCAATACCAGATGGGTCTGATGTATAGTGTAATGGATTGTTTACTTGGTCAACCGTTATGTTTAAACTTTCACTCATCATCTTCCTCCATTTCAAAAGTGTCTGGCATTCCTTTGAGAGTTAACGTTGCGTAGGATATACCAACCGCTGCTACCAAAGACACTACAAACATGGCATACTTAATTTTTTTCATCTCTTTGATTTCCTTAGTCCGAATTTAGCAAGGTAAACATAGACAGTCTCTAAAGAGCATCCACATTCTTTTGCAATGTCTTCTGGTGTTTTTTTATCCATAAGATATCTCTTACGCATAAATGTTTCACTTGTATATAGTTTAGCACCCACGATATTAATTGTCAACTTCTTTCTCACTAATATCATAGTTAAACCTATCAGAGTTTTCCATGATCCACTTATCTTGATTTTCAACATCATATTTTCTTTCATTAATAATTCTATCAATCAAATACTCTTTTTCAAGAGTAAAAGATGGCTCGTACACCCTAACTCTATTGTTAGGCTGGATAGCAAAGTTTCCGTCATCTCTTTGTATAACATGACCACACTTATGGTCTGCTGGACTTTCTGAGTATCCATCATCCAAAACATTTGTATCTGGATTGTGCCAGTCTAGTGTAAACAGGTAGGTGCCCTTATGCATTGTCTTTGTTCTATCTATGTAAGACATTCTAAGGTTTGTTAAGTTTTCAAACTGAGTTACGGACACATGGTGGCTAAACGAGTTCCACAAAACTAAATTGTGAAGATCTACTTCAGGTATTCCTGGCTCAGTACAGAATGCAGAAATTGGAAGTCTCCACCAAAGTCCACCATCTGGCATCATAATATGAAACAAAGGGCTTCTAGACTTTAAACTTGAGACACCAAATACCACACATTCAAAATATTTATCGTGGCTATCTTGATGGTTTCTTAAATAGTTTCCTCTTACATAACAGTGTATTGGTGGAATGTTTGCATTTAACTCTGGCATTATATGTCCTCTCCTATTGCCTTGTTCCAGTTTTTTAATGCCCAATGGCCTATTCCACAGGCATCTGCTACATCATTGTCAGTGATTGATCTGTCGTATTGAATATTAATAAAGTTTATAGTTCTTTGTTTTCTTAGATCTCTTTCATATGATTTAAGCCATGACTCTGACTTCCCTGGATTTTGTGACTTAATAAATAGTTTTTCATCCTTAGATATTTTCTTGTTACCGATAAAGTTTTGCCAGGTTATAGGTGCTACCTTGCCTATAACTTTCGTACCAGACTGACCTGCTGCTCCAAGAATAGCCCCTTGCACAAGAGCAAGGTCTGCAGCAGTCTTAGGACTATTCATAAATACAGTGTGCTCAATAACGATAGCCTCAAATCCTTCGTAGATATCAAGAAAAGCCTTTACCTTTTGCCCAGCATCCATAACTTTTTCGTAGATATCCTTGCCTTTAAAATTAATCTTGCCTACCGACTTTAATGTTTTTTCCTGTGTATTAAAAATAGCAAAGGCAAGACTATTGGTGCTTGCGTCTATAGCACAAATAGTTTTTGGAAGTTTAGTTCCTATTGCCTCTGCTAATTTCATTTTAAATTATCCTTAATTTTTTTTAACGCTTTTGCTACATCTGAAGGATTGACGTTGCATTTTACGCAAAGATTTTCATCATTATATATTGATAAAGGCTCTTTGCATGATTTACAATTTCTTTCCTTGCCTTTTCTTTTTTGTCGTCTAGAAACTATATACCTTGCAGCAATTTTTTCTTTTGTTGACATGTCTCTACACTCTGGCGAACAATATATTTGATATGTTATATCTGTTTTAAATTGTTTGTCACACCATTGACAATTCTTCATCTATAGGCTCCAAGGACTTTAGTTTAAAGTCTCCCTTACCAGCATCTGCACAAGCCTTTTTAATAGGACAAGATTTGCAGATCTTTGAGTTTGAGCGATAGTTCTTTTCAGGCAGTGTTCTATCGACCCAAGCCTTACGAACTGATCTCATCCATTCAAACGTCTGGTCTACCCACCGACGATAATAATCATTTACTTCTACTGGAAGAATAAGCAACTCATGATTGTTTTTATTTTCATAAATAAGAACAGCCTTTGCTTTCTTTAAAATCTTCATATAGATGAGCAACTGTACTAGATGACCAGTCTTTGGTTTCATGTGAGCCTTTCGATACTCAAAACCTTCATTCATCATTGTTTTAATTTCACCAAGAAGTTCTTCTCCTTGCCAATTAACCATAACATCTCCGTAACCAAAGATTGGTGGATCAGAATATGTTATTTTAAATTCTTCATCTACAAGAAAGTCTGGAACATTTCTCATTGCTTCCTGAATTCGTTCGTGTGACTTTGTTCCTGCAGTCATATTTGCTGCGCTGTATGGTGTTGCATCATCTTCAAACATCTGTCCATCAAAGGCAAGATACCAATATCTTGGACACTCTCCATGCCCATAGGCAATAGTTGAAGGCGCAAAAGTCTTCTTCTGTGTTTGTTTTTCAATACGATTAACAGTGTAGCCAGACTGAATTTTTTCAGTCAAACCAGCAACATCTATTGAGTGCACTGGTGGCTTTTCTTGCTTTACCATAATCTGTTGCAATAAACTTTTTGTCATTTTTTCTCGTTTCTATTATTATAAGTATAGCAGACTAGCGTGTAATATATTTGAGTGCAGACACTAAGTTATTGAGCGACTCTGCTGCAGTGTAATAAAGGTTCTTCTTTCCACGATCTGATTTGTCTACATTCGCCATCCAGGTAGCCTTAAATGCCATCTTTGCTGCTATTGCTTGAAGTCTTACAATCTCTACGTGAGCAACATTGATTGGGATATCTGGCTTTATAATTAGTTTAGCAATCATAGTTAGCGCTGTTGTTAGTTCTTCATCCTGCATATAGTCTGCAATCTCAGATAAACCATTGACCATATCTATAGTTGTTTGTTCTTGTTGCATTTTTATACCCCATTTTTTCTATTATTAAAATCTACTCTTTCTTGTTCCCAAACCTTTTTATACTTTTTTAGCGCAGGATCTTCCTCATTTGCCATTTGTCTTTTTTCTCTTTCATCTTTTGTTCTAGATATTTCGCCTAGTTCTTTATGTTCTTTTTCACTTGAAAAATGTAATGTTAGAACAGTTGTATAGTCATCATGACCAAGAACTATGTTTTCTCTCCAGTGTATAAGACCAGCACCCCAAAAAGCAAGCATGTCTCCAGGCTCAAGACTATATCTATGTCCCTCAATAATTATGTCCCAGTCTATATTTTTTTCTAATTGATAGTCGAGAGTTAGTTTTGAATAGTAATTATCAAAATCTCTGTGTGGTTGAAGAATTGGAGTTTCAATTTCTGGATTATAAGACCTACTATAGTGGTAGTAACTGTTGTGCGTAAGTATTACTGGCTCTCCACACAATTCAGATGCAAAGTCTTCCATTCTTTTGATAAGTTCTTTTTTATATTCAACTTCAATATGAACCCTAGACAATCCTTTTTGTATTACTGGTGCATAAAAATCACTTCCATATTCCATCTTTTTGGATTTGTTTATTGATTCATAAATACTTTCTAAATCTTTTTTACTAAAAAAATTTTTATATATTTTTGTTTCAATATTATTTTTAGGTGCATAATTTAAATAATACATTTTAGCCCATCGACTCTTTGCTAATTCCATCTAGCAATCCTTCTTCATTCCAAAGATCAAATGCTGCTGTCATGTCTGGTCTTTCTTGCAATTTGTTTAAGTATTCAATTCTTTTGTCTGGATAAATTTCTGGATCTATAGGGTTTGTACCACCAGCAAATCTATAACTGTCTAATGGTGAATAGTCCATGCTAATTATTTCACAGAACTCCCCATCTTTAAACTTACGTTTTGGTCTCCAGTGAATCTGGTTAACAGCACTAAAAACTATTGTTTGCCCAGCACCTAAAGAATACTTTGTAAAATTTCCAGTATCGTTCCAATTGCCAATATAAATATCCCATTCTATGTTTGTATCGAGGCAGTAGTTCACTGTCACTAAGTTATTATCTGCATCTAAATGTGGAGGAAGTGCAGGACTGTTGTCTCCATATCCATACTTAATATTATAATCAATGTAGTTATAGTGACATAATGCTATATCTTCTTTATACAATGGCTTTACAATTTTATCCATAGTTTTTTCACAGTCTTCTGGAATATCAAACTCAATTAAAGTACGAGACATATTTTTAGCAATTTTTGGTTGAAACCTACTTCTAAACTCTGAGGTTCTGATATAGCCATCTTCAATCTTATCGCCAATAATAAAAGGCTCTATTTTTCTGTTTTCTTCAATGATTGACTTTATTCTTAATTTTTGATCATCACTAAATAAATTATCAACATAGAATGGTAACTCTTTATTGTATTTGTCAAACCCTGTTAAGTATTCATGCAACTCAAACATTTACATACCTCCCGTTAAGATATGTTCCATTAGAATATCCTCCATTTTGATCAAACCATTCCTGATACTTTGCTGCTTTTGCATCCATTATTTCATTTGCGTCTGCAGTTTTTGGGCCACTGGTTGGATCGGAGAAATGACAAAAAACCATTTCTAAATAATCTCCATCCTTAAACTCTGTTGGTGTTCTCCAGTGAATTTGATTTGTACCACTAAAAGTTGCTGCTTGATTATCTTTTAGAGTTAACTCAGTGTCTGGCTCAACAACTATTGGCCAGTCTATATTTGATCTTAGTTGATAATCAAAAGTAAACCTTGGTTCTTTAAATGTTTCATCATAGTGTGGGAATAGTGAAGGCTTGTATTGCTTCCCATCTTGCTCGACATTTTCATATCTATTATGACAATATTCAGTTAGAACTAAATTATTGTTTCCACTTATAGATCTGGCATAATTGGTAAACTTATCAATTATATTTTTAGGCAACTGAATGAAGTTGTTTGTTTGACAATGAATTGCAACAAACACACTTCCACTTTTATTTTCAAGCGCATGCAAGATTTGATCTATCTCCTCTTGCGTAAAAACATTGTCGACAATTACATTTGCTTCATCATGCTTCATTTTTTTCCTCCTAAAGAAAAACTATCTATAAATTTTTTTACTTCTTTTTTCCTTGATTCATCTTCTTCTTTTTCTAAGTCTGGCGTAAAAAATTCAAAGAATACTAACTTTACAAAATCTCCATCTGACCACTTTATTTCTGGCCTCCAGTGATAATGCGTAATAGGATACATTGCTAAAACTGAATTATCTTCTAACTCATACAAAGAATCTTCAACTCCAAAAGGCCATACTACGTTTGACTCTAACTGGTAGTCTAATATTAAACCACAAGACCCATTGTCTTTATGTAGGTTAAGAACTGGTACACCATATTTTGGGTTATACTCAACATAAGTTATTCCGCTAATATTTTTAGGATAAGACCTATCAAGTTGATACATCTCTTGACCCATTCTCCATGCTTTTGTTCTTATTGCAAACGGTAAAGGCAAGTTATTTATTTCAAGCCTACCAAGATTATTTTTTTTAATTCTTACTAAATTCTCTTCATGCGTTCCGCCCATTGTTGAATCATCCCATTCAACTGTTTCTCTGTTCATCAGTTCATTATTGACAGATTCTTGGATTTGCTTTATCTCTTCTAAAGTAAAGGCTTCTGTTTTATAGTTATTTTTAAACATATAATACATTATACCTTATCTCAAAAATATTTAAAATAAAATATTTTAACTGACTCAATGTGTGTCCTTTTCTATGATGCTATTTGATATCTTATTGTAGATTTCTTGATTTTTTCCAAGTCTCATATGTTCTTCGTTAGTATGAATTACAGCATCTTTTCCAGTAATAAATCTAATAAATAGCATTTTGACAAACTCATCATCTTGAAAATTCTTAGCAGGTCTATAATGAATATTATTTTCAGGTTCAAATAATAAACCGCTATTGTCTTCTAAAATAAACTTTTCAGACTCCACAGCAATTTCCCAAGATGTATTTGATTCTAACTGATAGTCTAGTATAATTGTATGGACATCTGATATGTCAAAATGTGGGTCAAGCATAGGGTTTTTGCCATATGACTTTGAGTATTCAGCGTAAATTACAAAACCAAAAGCAAGATCGGGGAAGACTTCGTCTGAAGACTTTTCCACAATGCTGTGCAGTTTTTCCATAATGTCTTCTGGAAGGTTTATATATTTCATTTCTAATCTTCCATAGTTCTCAATTATATTTGTAGTATCACCTGTATCAGTGATTCTGCTTGGGTTTGGCTGTCTCCTAACAGGCCTATAGGAAAGTTCTTCGTCTACTATTTTAAATATTCTAGACTTATCTTCATTAGACAAAATGTTTTTGAGTACTTGAGTTTTCATGTTATCATTATACCAAATCTTCTAGAATTGACATTTCAATAATTGCCAGCCTTACTTTTGAATTTCCTTCACCTATCACAACAATAATTGCTGGATCTTTTCCATTCTTCATAGCATCTGTGGTGGCCTTAGCCCAAACCTCTTTATTCAAAGTAAAGGATTTGCCAACCTCTTTAAAGTCTACGACAAAGTTTTTCCAAGAGGCATCTCCTTTTTGGGTATTACGACCAGAGTTTTTGTGCTGCTTAGCACCTATTCTCTTGGACTCACTCTGCTCTGTCATTGCCCTTGTATTTCTGCTTGCCAAACTTTACTGTGCTCAAGTGTTTACTTGGACACATCCACGTTGCTGTTTTTGTTTCCGCATAAAGCCTTAAAGATCTAACCTCTAATTTACATTCATGGCAAATAAACTTTCCATTATAAACTGTATAACTAGCCATTTAGTTTAGCCTTGATTGATTCTTGCAAGTCAAGATCCTCTCTTACACGATTAACAAATGCTTCTTTACCCTGCACTTTTGAACCGTCAGGGAGGATATACCAAGCGCCTGTGCGCTCTACAATACCGTTTAGTTCTGCGGTAGTAACCAGATCACCAATGGTATCAAGACCAATATCGTCACCTCTAAAATAAAAATCATACTCACCAGACTGGAACCCTGGAGAGGTTTTGGAGAACTGTAGTTCCCACTTAATAGTTCTACCAATTTTTTCTTCAATTAATTTATCTCCTACCTTGATCTTGCCCTTAATCGCTTGATTGTCTGATTCCGAACTAAAAAGTTTAATGATACAAGAAGAATAGAACTTAGTAGCCTGACCACCAGAAGGCTGCTGACTAGTATACATAGCATTAATATTGTTACGAGACTGGCTAATAAGAACAAGAAGAGTTGGCTTAACTTTGTTGTTAGCATAGTTAAGCATCTTCCAAGCATTACTAAAGTCACGGGACTCCGCTCCAATCTGCTTTGTATTTTCCAAAGCCTTCATCTCATCAGTGTCCTTTTCAAAATAAATTGCAGGAAGCATTGATGTAATAGAGTCTACCACTATTAAATCAACACCAGCATTCATTAGACCAACACCAACGTCTACCATGTCACTAATAGTTCTTGCTTGTGAGTATATAAGTTTTTCTGGATCTACTCCAAGAGTTCTAGCCCATTCTTCTGAGTACGACATCTCTGAGTCAATCCAAGCACACAACTTTCCTTCTGCTTGTGCTAGAGCAATCATCTGAAGGCACATAGAGGACTTTGCAGAGGACTTGGAGCCCCAGATAAGAACTTGTCTACCATAGGGAAGACCTCCTCCTAAGGCACGGTTTAAACCAAAACTAGGTGTAGGCTGATATTCATAGTTAACACCAACTCCGCTACCTAATCTTTTTCTCAACTTTGGATCAAGTTGTGCTAACGCTTCTTCTATACTAACTGACATGTACATCCTCCAATGTTACTGTTCCGTCTTTTGTCTTTCCAAAATCAAATTTATAAGATTTTCCTTCTTCAATATGCATATATGCTTTTGCAAAAGATGTAGGGAAAACTGTAACAGAATGCAAGTCTCTACTCGTATCTGCAAGCGTAAGAGATGCCATCTTCTTTCCAGTCTTTGTGACCCTTGGTTTAAATGAAACTACAAACATCTCATCATCTTTATACGGCAACTGCTTGTAACTTAAAAACTTCACAAGAGAATGCGATGATTCTTTTATCTCATCTGAAGGTATGAAAGAAACAATCCTGTTATCATTACACAAGACCAGATAAGAACGACCTGTCTCAATAGTCGTATTTTCATCATCAAATACACCGACACTGCCAGTTTTGTCCAAAATTTCAACTCGTGACCATCCTGTTCCTCGTTTAATTGATTTTACCATACCCATAAAAATGTATGATCCTTTTTCTTCAAAGTCAACAATGTCCTGAATGAAAGCATAGTAGTGAGAAGGTATAGTAATATTAAACTCTGGAAGGTTTAAATATTCATATAAGTTCTCTTTAATCTCCTGATCATTTCTAGGATTATCATTGAATGTTGCTGCACCGATTACTCTTAGTGCCTGTAGTGCACGACTGTTTACTCCGTTGCCCTTGGTAAATGTAAACTCTTCAAGTTCTTTATACGAATTAAATGGTCGTGCCGATATGTATCGTTCACCAATTTTGTCAGATATGAACTTGATAGCACTGAGTCCAAACCTAATACCTTTACCCTCAATTTTAAAATCGATATCCGAATCGTTAATGTGAGGTAACTTAATGCTAATGCCCATTCTTTTTGCTTCAATAAGATATTCAGTTCTCGCATCTTTGTCCTTTTCATTCTTTAGTACTGAGTACATAAACTCAAGTGGGTAATAATACTTTAACCATGCTGTCCAATATGATAGCGTTGAATATGCTACTGCGTGAGACTTATTAAATGAGTACCCTGCGTGAGCCTCAAAGTCATGCCATAGATCACGAGCAGCGTTAGGAGCAATAAACTTGGATGCACCCTCTACGAACTTTTCTTTAAACTGATCAAATTCTTTAGCATCCTTTTTCTTTCCAATGATCTTTCTAACTTTATCTGCTTCCGACATGGACATACCGCCAAGGTGTACGCATGCTTGCATAACTTGTTCCTGGTAAAGAATACAGCCATA